CTCCACTAAGCTACAGTTAAATAGTATGGTGTCTAATGATATTGAGACAGTGAATATAAATGGATTAACATAATGAAAGCATGGTATTGCAAGTGTAAAAATACTTACACAACGGAAAACTGTAAATGTAAGGATAGCTATAGTGCTATCCTACATGGGATAGGTTCTTTAACAGGACAGGGGTCTTCTACAGTAACAAATACGAGTACATCAACAACTAAGAGTACGGAATCAACTGATTATCAGCTATAATTAAAACAGGCGATTCTATATTCGTTATACTAATATTAAAACTTTAAATTTATGAAAGCAACAGAATTATTAGAGAAACTACAAAACGTTTTTCTATCATCTCAAGAAGAAACAACTGAGGTTGAGCTTACAGAAGAAGTAGTAGAAGAAGTAGCTGTAGAAGCTGCTCCTGAAGCAACTGAAGAGGTAGAGCTTACTGAGGAAGTATCTGAAGAGGTACAAGAGGAATTGTCTGAAGTATCTGAAGAAGTTATCGAAGCAACTGAAGAGGTTGAGTTATCTGAAGAGGTAACAGAAGAAATCTCTGAAGAAGTAGAGTTAGCTGAGGAAGAAGCTCCAGCAGAAGAAGTTCAAGCTGCTCCAGCTTACGTAACGTCAGAAGAATTAAGTTCACTTAAAAATGAAATGATGTCTATGATCGAATCGTTATTAAAGGAGAAGCAAGAAGCTTCTAAAGAAATGCCAGCTCAGTTATCTGAACAGGTAGAATTATCTGAAGAGGTAGAAGAAATTGCTCACTCTCCAGAACAAGAAGTCGAAGCTAAGTCTAGTAACTTGTACTCTCAAAGTAGAGCAGCAACTACACAAGATAGAGTTTTCGCAAAACTATTTAAATAAGAATATTAATTAATTAATTTAAACACGCTAAAAATGGCAACAACAACTTCAATTACAACTAGCTATGCTGGGGAAAAACTTCAAGGGTTTATCTCTGCTGCTTTGCTTTCTGCTAACACTATCGAAAAAGGTGGAGTTACAGTAAAACCGAATGTAAAATTCAAACAAGTAATCAAGAAACTTTCAACTAACGATTTAGTAGCTGATGGAACTTGTGATTTCGATGCAACTTCTACAGTAACTCTTACTGAGCGTTACTTAGAGCCGAAAGAATTTCAAGTAAACCTACAACTTTGTAAGCAAGACTTCAGAGACGATTGGGATGCAATTTCTATGGGAATGTCAGCTCACGATAGCTTACCTCCTTCTTTTTCTGACTACCTTTTAGGACACGTAGTATCTAAAGTAGCTGAGAAGATTGAGAACACTATCTTTGGTGGTGACGATTCTATCGCTGGTGAATTTGACGGACTTATCGCTTTGGCTGCTGCTGATGCTGATGTAGTAGACGTAGCTGGTACAGCTATCGATGCTTCTAACGTTATCGCTGAGTTAGGGAAAGTAGTAGATGCTATTCCAACTACTGTTTACGGACAAGAAGATTTATCTGTATATATCTCTCCATCAACTGCACGTGCTTACATTAGAGCTCAAGCTGCTTTAGGATATAAAGATTTATACCACGTAGGACAGACTGCTCTTGATTTCGAAGGAGTTAAATTGTTTGTATCTAACGGTATGCCAGCTGACAAAATGATCGCTGCACAATCTGGAAACCTTATGTATGGTACTGGATTATTAAATGACAAGAATGTAGCTAAAGTTATCGACATGGCTGACATCGATGGTTCACAAAATGTACGTATCGTTTTACGATATACTGCAACTGTAAACTTCGGTATCGGATCTGAGATTGTACTTTACTCTGCATAATCAACTTTAATAGGGGAGGGTAAAACCTCCCTTATATTAATTATTATAATAACTTTAAAAAACTAAAACTATGGCTTGTGATTTTACTGGTGGTAGAGTAGAGGCTTGTAAAGAAAGCGTTGGTGGATTGAGAAACTTATATATTGCAAACTTCAACTCTGCAATGTACGATGGTTTAACTCTTGGTTCTGACGATGAAATTACAGGACTAAGTTCTGCTATTACTACATACAAATTTGAGTTAAGAGGAGAAAACAATTCTTTTGAGGAGACTAACGAAAACTCAAGAGATAACGGAACTTCTTTCTGGACTCAGTCAGGTAGTATCTCACTTAAGGTGCAAGATGCTGCTTCACAAAAACAATTGAAACTTCTTTCTTACGGAAGACCTCATGTAATCATTGAAGATTATAATGGTAATTTCCGTATTGCTGGAGCTCAAAATGGTGTTGAATTTTCTGTTTCTACATCTACTGGTGCTGCAATGGGAGATTTAAACGGATATAACATTACATTTGAAGGTAAAGAATTATCTCCTTCATCTTTCATCGACTCAGCTATTATGGGTGATGCTGCTGGTTTTGTTATTGACACTGCTCTTATGAATGCTTAAGAGTTGTTAATACTTTAATAATAAGAGGGG